GGGCTTTGGAGGCGGCGGGGGAAGCCTGCGGCCACGCCCGGCGGCGGGGGCGCGAGGCGGCGCAGGCAGCGGCGGCGCAGGCGTTGGTGGCGGGCGGCTCTGCGGCCAAGTCTTTCCGTCTGCGGGCGGGCGACGAGGCAGAGGCGGAGCGGTTGGTGGCGGCCATCAAAGACCCGCGCGAGCGGGCGGTGGCGCAGAAGGCGTTGCGCGAGGGCTATTCGCTGTTCCATGCGCGGCAGGCGCAGGAGAAGCGGGATTATGCGGACTTTCAAAACGGGGTGCGCGAGAAGCTGGCGATGGGCGGCAGGCTTTCGGCGTCGGACAGGGCGCGGCTGAAGCCGTCGGATGCCTACGATTTGGAACGTTACACCTGGGCGGTGCGAAACGGCAGGGAGGATGCGCTGTTTCAGGAGAATCGGGACGATTTTTTACATTGGAAAGCAAACCCGCAAAAACTGGCCGAGATGAGTGAGGCGGAAATTGAAGCAATGGAAACGAAGTTCGGGCCGGTCAAGATGACGGAGCTTTTGGATGATTGGAAGAAGATGGCGGCGGCGAAGGAAAAAGGCGTGAAGGCGCAGCCGCAGGTAAAGGCGGATGTGGTGAACGATGTGGCAAATCTGTACAGCGTGAACAGGAAGGACGACCCCGAACGCTATCACGCGCTCTCGGAGAATGTGCAGGCTTTGAATGACAATCTGCGTGTAAAACTGGGGCGCGAGCCGACGGAGCAGGAGTTGTTGGCGGAGGCCAAGAAAATGCAGGCGGAGAAAGAATTGAAGGTTAAAGACGGTTGGTTTTGGGAAAAAACAACGAGACATAGATTGGAAATGACTACGGCAGAGTTGCGGGTGGCGGACGAGTTGAAACGGAAGAAGGAGGCAGGAAAATGAGTTATCGAGAGGCGAAGAAAAGGGCAGATGAATATTTGCAGCATCGGCGGTTTCTCATCGCCCAATCCGAACGTAGCGCGGGCGTATCGCCCGATGAGGCGGCCAAGCGTCGGCAGACGGCGCAGCGGCTGGGCGTGTCCACGCAGGCGGTGAACGACGCGCCGGAGAATGCAGTTCTGCGCGAGCAGTTGGACAAGATTTGGCGGGACACGCAGGATTCCGACGCACTACGGCGCAGAATGATGCAGCCTGATTTCTACGATGTTGCCAAGGACGATACGGGGGAGCTGTCGGTTGTCGGCGAGCTTGCCAACTCGGCGGGACGCGGCTTTTTCAAGGGGTTGAACAATCTTGCCGCTGCGGCAACCGACCGCAAGACTTTCGATGCGGGGGTGAAACACCTTATCCGCGCCATGCCATTGGGCAGGGAATTGGGCGGTTTGCCCGATATATACAACTCGGTACTGATTCCGCCTACTAAGGACAAATTGCAGGCAGGAAATCTGCCCGCGCTGCCGAAGCTGAACATTCCCGCAGCGTCGGATTTGATTCCCGAAGATGTGCTCCGCCGCTTCAACGAGCGGCGGGCAAAAGATTATGTCGGCTTCGACAATTGGACGAACAAACACTTTTCGCCGTCGGCGCGTTTGCAGAAAGACCGCGAGGGTTTTGCCAAAACGGAAGGCTTCGGCGATGCGGCGGCCTATATTCTGACGCATCCCTATATGACGGCGAATGTGTCGGCGGAGTCGTTCGGCCAGTTTGTGCCCGCGCTGGCGGCAACGGCGGCAACGAGAAACCCCGCCGTCGGCGCGGCGGTGATGGGAACGGGGTCTTTTGCGACGGAGTATGCGGCCACGTTGGCGGAAACGGCGGAAGAGAACGCGGCGAAGCTGTCGGGATTGGGGCGAGAGGAGGCTTTGGCGCGGGTGTTGTCCGACCCGGCCATATTGGATGCGGCTCGGGAAAAGGCGGCCAAGCGCGGCTTGGCGGTAGGCTTGTTTGACGGAATGACGGCGGGCTTGGCAGGACGGCTGCTTTCCGGTGCGCGTTCGGTATCGGGTGCGGCGGCGCGGTCGGCTGGCGAAGCGGGCATACAGATGGCGGGCGGCGCGGCGGGCGAAGCGGCGGCGCAGGCGGTGACGGGCGAATGGACACCGCGTGAGATTGTGATGGAGGCGTTTGCGGAGATTCCGACGGCGCCCGTTGAAGGCTATCGGAATTTTCAGGAAGGCCGTCTGAAAGCAAAAGAGGCGCAGGAACACGCGCGGCATATGCAGCAGCAGGCTGACGCGGTGGCATCTTCCAAGCTGACGGCGCGTGCGCCCGATTTGCAGGCGGATTTCGTCAACGAGAGCTACGGCGAAGAAGGCAATAAAATCTTCTTCGACGGCGAAGCGCTGATGCAGTCGGGGTTGGCCGAGACGGTGGCGCAGGCGATTCCGTATCTTGCGCCGCAGATTGAAGCAGCGGCGGCCACGGGCGGGATGGTGGAGATGACGCGCGGGGACTTCCATGCCTTTCTGCCGCAGGAGGCGCAACATCATTTGGCCAGCATTGCGCGTTTGTCGCCGGATGCGTTTTCCGCTGCGGAGGCGCAGGCGTGGGAGGAATCGGAAGCGGCGGCAGAGTTTGAGGATATGGCAAAGCGGGCGCAGGAAGACGCTGCGGCGGCTTTGCGCGAACGGCAGGCGTTTGACGCGCTCAAAGCACAGTTTAAGGGCGAATTGTTGGATACGGGGCGTATGGATGCGAAGGGCGCGGATGATGCGGCTTCGCTGTGGGCGTCGCACGTCCAAGCCTATGCAGGCCGTCTGAATCTGTCGCCCGAGGCGTTTATGGAGCGTTACGGCCGTCTGAACGTGGTCGGAGATAGCCTGACGCGGGAAGGGGTGTTTTCGCAGGCGTTGGCTTCCGCTCCGCCGAAGGGTTGGGTACATAGTACCAATCCGCAGGATGTGATCGGATTATGGGATGACACGACTTCGGCGCGGGCGATATTTTGGACGGGGATAGACAATCAAGTTGCCGTAGAGGCGGCAGACGCTTCCGACTATTCGCACTCCATTAGTGCGGATGTTGTACGCCATATTAAAAACAGGCATGGGAATGATGCGGACGGACAGTTGCCGGTAACGGCGGAAGATTTGGTCAAGATACCGGAGATTATTGCAAATCATGATGAGGTACGAACGAACCTGCAAAATCCCAAAACAGGTGGGCAGAGGGTTGCCTATGCCAAGAGAAGCGAAGATAGCTTACTGATTTATTTGGAAGAATATGTAAGAAGTAGAAACAACCTGAAAGGTGTTTCTATGTGGAAGTATCCGCCAACGGCTGATGTCGGGAATGTGCTTGCGCATATTACCCGCCCCAGCCTATACGTCCGAAACGGGGTGGCGGCGTACGACGATACTACCGCCGATGCCGGGAACAATCAAGATGTTTTGTTTCAGTCGGCCACTGAGGAGGCGCGGCAGTTTTCGGCGGATGATGACAGTATTTTGTATCAAGACGCACGCGGTATGTTCGACCGCATGGCCGACACGATTGCGCTGTTGAAAAACGCCGACGCTTCGACCTTTATCCATGAGTTCGGCCATTTCGAGTTGGAAGTGATGAGCCGCATCGAGCGGGATTTGCGCACCGTGCCGCAATCGGAAATGACGGAGAGCGAGCGGCAGGTGCTGGCGGACTTTCAGACGGCCTTGGACTGGTTCGGTGTGAAGGACGCGGACACTTGGGCGGCGATGAGCCTTGAAGAGCAGCGGGAGCATCACGAGAAATTCGCGCGTGGTATGGAAGCCTATCTGTTTGAGGGCAAGGCCCCGAGCGAAGCCCTGCGCGGCGTGTTCAGTCGTGTGGCGCGTCTGCTGAAACGGATCTACCGCTCCCTGCTGAATCTGAATGTGGAACTGTCGGACGACATACGCGGCGTATTCGACCGCCTGCTGGCGAGCGACGGACAGATAGCCGAAACCTCGTATATCAACGGCGCGACGCTGCTGTTTGCCGAAGACGCGGAATTTCAGGCGATGGATGAAGCGGCGCGGCGCGAAGCGGAGGACGAGCTGGGCAGACGGGCCCTGCGCGATATGGCCTTTTCGCGCAACGCCCGCAGCCGCGAGATACGCCGCTTGAAAAAGGAATACAAGACCGATTTTGCGCGGGCGGAGATGGATGCGCGGCGCAGCATTATGAAACAGCCGGTCTACCGCGCTTGGCAGCTTTTGACGGCGAAGATGACCGACGAAAACCGTATAGACGGCAACAGCAAGGAAGAGCGCGAGTTCAGACGCAAAGCCAAAGTGTTGCAGGGCAAGCCTGTTTACACGATTGAAACGCGCCGTTCTCCGTCAAATTTCAAAGAACTCCGCGCTTGGGCTTCACAGGTATTTGCCGAGGCAGGCAATAAAGCGGTCAATCCCGAAATCGGCGAGATTGTTTTCAACGACAAGTCTGTGAAAGATTCGGTTGCCCACAGCATGAATCCGTTTAAGGCAGCCGCATTTGAGGCTGTTCCAGATGTAATTAGAAGTGGTGTAGTGGTGGCACAGGCCGAACATGGTGCAATGCGCAGCCACTATATCAGTGCGCCCGTGAAGATTGAGGGTGTGGAAGATATTGTTACGGTGCTGGTGCGCGAAGACGTGAACAGCAGACGCATGTATCTGCACAGCGTAATTACAAAAGAAAAACTCCTGAATGCCGGTGATACCGAGACGGCCGATGTTGGCCGCGAAACGGGGCAGGTCAATTCAGGAGTGCTTCCGACTACACAGGACTCCATCGCCGATACAGATGTATCTCAGCCGCATGGCAAGTTGCAGTCGGAAGATGTAGCCAGTGTACTCCGCTCCTATCTCAAATACAAGCCCAAAACTGACCGCACCGCCCTCGACCCGTCGTCCGACACCCTCATGGCCGCCATCGCCAAGCTGGGCGGCCTGAACAAAGACGAGCTGATGCGCGAGTGGGGCTTGGATGCGAAAGACAAAATCCCCGCACCGGTATTCGGTATGCCCGTTCTGCGCCGCAGCAAAGGCCGCAGCATCGACGAGATGGCGGAGCTGCTGGCCGAAGAGGGCTATCTGCCGACCGACAACGGCAAGGCTGATGTGCGCGATTTGGAAGAGCGCTTTTCAGACGGCCTGTCGGGGCGGGATTGGTACAGCCGCCACTATGTGCCGCGCGAAGAGAGAAAGGCGGGCGAAGATGTCGCCAATCCCTTTGCGCTGACGGCCGTGCGGCTGGACGAAGACAGCCTGTCCGGCTTGCCCGCCGACTGGGCGCAGGTGCTGCAAGAACGCGGCATGACGGCGAAAACGGGCGGCATGCACGCGGATTTGGCGGCGGGGCTGATACTCGACGAAAACGGCGAGCCGGTGTTTGCTGACGGCGTGGAACTGGCGCAGGCTTTGGCCGAAGCGCTGCCGCCGCAGGAGGAAATCGAGCGGACGGCCATGCTGAACCTGCTGGCGGAAAAAGGCGAAGTGCCGACGCAGGCCGACTTTGAAGAGGCGGCCGATTTGGCGGTACACAACGGCCTGCGCGCGCGGATTATCGCGGCGGAGTTGAACCGTCTGAATGAGGCCGTCGGCTCTGCCGCCCTGCTCAAACAGGCGGCGAAGGTGTTGGCAAAAGAGCGGGTGGCGCAGATAAAGACGCGCGATTTGCGCCCGAGTGTGTTCACGCGGCAGGAAGCGGCGGCGGCTAAGGCGGCGGAAAAGGCGTTTAAGGCGGGCGACACGGAGACGGCGGCGGCACACAAGCGCAGCCAGCTCATTCAGAACGCGCTGGCACGGGAGACGCTGCTGGCGCGGGAGGAGATGGAGAAGACGCGCAAATACCTTGCCAAGTTCGACCGCGTGCAGACGGGTGTGGACATTGCCTTCCGCGAGCAAATCGAAGCCCTGCTGGAAGACGTGGAGCTGCGCCCATTGTCGCTGAAAGAAACCGACCGGCGCAAATCGGCGTATCAGTTTGTGCGCGAGATGGAAGAAGCGGGCATACAGCACAGCATCGACCCGGAATATGTGGACACCATCAGCCGCAAAAGCTGGCGCGAGATGACGGTGGAGGAAATGCGCGGCTTGGCCGACACGGTGCGCCAGTTGGAGCACTTAGGCCGTCTGAAAAACAGGCTGCTGTCCAATCAGGCCAAGCGCAGCTATCAGGAGGTGCGCGACGAGCTGGCGGGCGTGCTGGAAGCGTCGTCCAAGGTGCAGGGGCGCAAGGCCAAAGTTCGGCGCGAGGCGGCAACGCGCTGGGAGAAATCGGCGCAATGGCTCTCGGGCGTTTGGTGGGGCCACCTCAAAATCTCGACCATCGCGCGGATTTTCGACGATGGCAAGGACAACGGGGCGTTCTTCCGCCATTTCATCCTGCCGCTGAAACAGGCTGCCGACCGCGAAGCAACGATGACGGCAGAGGCGGCGGAAAAGCTGTATGCGGTGCTGCAACCGCTGGCGAAACATACAGGCCGTCTGAAAGGGATGTTGGAGCAGAAGCGCGACTATCAGGGCTTGGGCAGGCTGACGCGCGAGCAGCTTTTCGCCGTTGCGCTGAATATGGGCAACGCGGGAAATTTGCAGCGTCTGCTGGACGGCAGCGGCTGGCATCTTGTCGACGTGGAGCGGGCAGTATCGACGCTGACGGCGGAAGAATGGCATGCCGTGCAGAGTGTGTGGGACTTGCTGGAAAGCTACCGGCCGCAGATTGCCGCGTTGGAACGGCGGATGACGGGCGTAGAGCCGGATTGGGTGGAAGCGCGTCCGTTCAAAATCATGTCGGCCGACGGCGTGGAAGTGGAGCTGCGCGGCGGCTACTATCCGGCCAAATACGACCTTGAGGCGGACGGGGCGGCGGAGAAGAACGAGGCTTCGACCGAAGCGCTGGCGCAGGCGGGCGCGGCCGGTTTGGCGGCGGCGACGCGGCGCACCTTTACCAAACAGCGCGCCGACCAAGTGAAAGGCCGACCACTGCGCTTGAGCCTGACTGTTGCCTATGACGCGGTGAACGAAATCATTCACGACTTGACGCACCGCGAGGCCGTCGCCGACGCCAACCGCCTGCTGAACTCGCACACACTGGACACGCTGATACGGCAGCACTACGGCGCGGCGGCCAAGCGGCAACTGACCAAAGCGGTGAAGGACATTGCGGCGGGCAACAGCGGCGCGGCGCAGGCTTTGGACACAATATCGGCGCGGCTGCGGCAGAACGTGAGTGTGGCGGGCTTGGGTTTCAACGTCACTTCGGCGGCCATGCAGCTGACGGGCATTGTCCCGGCCATGACGCGGCTGGGTGCGGGTTATACGGCCAAGGCGATGATGACCTACTTCGCCCATCCCGTAGCGTCTACGCGCGGTGCGAACGAGTTGTCGGAGATGATGGCAAACCGCACGCGCACGCGATTCCGCGAACTGAACGAGGTTGCCAACAGCGTCAACGGCAGCGACGGCATCATCCGCCGCTACGCCTACTGGATGATGATGCGGATGCAGCAAATCGTCGACACCATTGTTTGGCACGGCGCGATGATGAAGGCGCAGGACGCGGGCATGGCGCAGGAAGATGCGGTGCAGGTGGCCGATCAGACCGTGCTGGACACGCAGGGCGGTGGGCAGGCGAAAGACTTGTCGGCATTGGAGCGCGGCGGCGCGACGACTAAGCTGTTCACGGTGTTTTACTCTTACATGAACACCGCGCTGAACATGGGCGCGGCCACGGCGATGACGGAGCGAAACAAGGGCAAAATGGCGGCGCACCTGTTGTTGCAGTGGGTTGTGCCGACAGCGCTGACGGCCTTGTTCAAAAGCCTGCTTACGCCGGGCGACGATGACGACGATTTGGCGAAAAAGCTGGCCAAGGAGCAAATCAGCTTCATGTTGGGGATGTTCGTCGGCGGGCGCGAGCTGGCGCAGATGGGCGATATTGCCACCGGTGGGAAGTTTTACGGCTACAACGGCCCGTCAGGCGTGCGCCCGATTGCCGACACCTACAAGCTGGCGCAACAGGCGCGGCAGGGCGAGTTTGACAAGGGGCTGGCAACGGCCACCATCAACCTGCTGGGCAGCGGTTTCGGCTTGCCGTCGGCGCAAATCAACCGCACAATAAAAGGGGCAGAGGCGTTGAACAAGGACAAAACCGACAATCCGGCGGCCTTGCTGTTCGGGTATGAGGGCAAGAAATAGGCCGTCTGAAAAATCCGCAAAGAAGAAAGCCCGCATCGCTGCGGGCTTTTGCTATATCCACAACACCCAGTTGGGCGCGGCGGCCGTGCCTTTGTTGAGATAGACGTTCAGGCGGGAGGTGTGCCACAGGCTGCCCTGCGGCAGGGCGAATGTGCCGGGCGAGCCGCCGCCGGAGCGGACGATGACGCGGCCGTCTTCGATTTCGGTGTCTTCGCCGGAGACGGAGAAGGCGTTGGCCTTGTCTACGGATTTGTATTTGCCGCTCTGGTTGCCTGCCATATTGAGGACGGAATCTTTGCCGAAAACATCGAAGCGGATGCTCTCGATGCTGGTTTGGATGAAGATGTTTTGCGCTTTGAGCAAGCCCGCGCCCTTCCAAATAATGCGTTTGGTCTGCGCCACACCGTAGAGGTTGTCGATGCTGACTTGGGCGCGGGGGGAATTATTGCGGATAAGGACAAGGGTGTCGGCACAGACGGCGGTGAAGCCGATGTTGCGCAGGGTAACGATGCCGGCGTTTTGTTCGATTATGATGCCGCGGTCGGAATCGTTGGTGAGGTTGGCGATGTGGACACCGTCCGCGCCGTACACAAGCACGGCCAAGCCTTCGCCACCGTATTTGGCCGGGTCGATGGAGACGATGTGGATGGTGTCCGCACTGTTGCCGACAATGCGGTCGTCGGCTTTGCCCGCCCTGCCGACGGAAAACATGATGCCGACGCCGACGTCTTCGACAACACAGTCGCGGGCGACGGAGGCGCGGGCGGAGACGGTGTCGGAGTGGCCTTTGATTTGGATGCCGCAGGTCATGCCCCGCGCGTAGCTGTTGCTGACGGTGCAGCCGCTGCATCCTTCGTCGATTTCAAAACCCTGCTGCGTGCCTTTGGCGGGCAGCGGATGGTCGGTGCTGTCGTAGATGGCGGTGCAGTTGTTGAAGACGATGCCGTCGCTGTCGTGGCAGGTGAAGCAATCGTCGCGGTAGGGGTTTTTGGCGACGCAGTTTTCGATGACGACGTTTTTGCTGCGGGTGAGCGGGGTGTAGCTGGCACTGTATTGGTCGGCAGAAACATCGAAGCAGTGCAGCGGCGCGTTTTCGGCGCGGACGTTTTCCACGCGACAGTGTTCCACGGCAGAGAGTTTGATGCCGCAGGCTTGGTTGTTGATGGGCGTGCCGATTTTGTAGCGGCCTTCCCATGCGCAGTCGATGCGCAAATCGCAGAGGGTGATGTGGCGGTCGTAGCCGCTGCGCACCTCGTAATTGTTGGATGCGTTGGTGAAAACGTTGGCGATGGCCGGTAGTAACGGGTGAGCTTTGATGAGGGTTTTGTCCATGCCCGCGCCCTTGAAGGTGGAGTGCGAGGGCAGTTTGAGTTCTTCTTCGGTGAGGTACTCGCCCGCTGCGGCGGCAAGGGTGCAGCGGCCGGCACAGGCGGCAAGGGCGGCGTTGACCGCCGCGCCGACGGGTTCGCCGGTGTCGGGCAGAATGCCGAAGTCGGCAAGGGTGGCGGTGTCGCCGGACAACTGCCGTTTCCAGCGCGTGCCGTCGGCGGCGACGATGGTGAGGCCGCCGTCGTCGGGCGTGGTTTGGTCGTTCGGGTCGGCGGTAAAAACGCCGCCGCCCGCCGTGCCGTGTTCGTAATAGGCGGCGACAAGGACGGGACGGCCGCCGTTGGCGTGGCGGCGCAGCCCGGCGATGGAAGGGACGGTGTGCGGCAGTTGGCCGGACAACTCGAAGGCGGCGTTGCCGATAAGGTTTTCGGCATGGGCGACGGCGGCCTGCGCGGCCTGCGCCGAGGCGGCGGCCTGTTCGGGGTAGTTGTTGTTTTCCAAGCCGCTGCCGTCGGCGTTCCAGCCTATGCCCTTGCCCGGACTGGGCGCGGGCAGCGTGAGGTTCACGCTGCTGATGACGGAGACTTTGAGGGCGCGGCCGACCTGTTCGCGGATTTGCTGGTCTTGGATGACCAGCTTGTCCAGCGCGTCGTTGAGATTGGCGGGGTAGAAGCCGCCGTGGTTGGTGAAGATGGCCGGTTGCAGATAGGGCTGGTTGCTGATAATGACGAGCCTGCGCCCCTTGCCCAGCGGCGCGGCCAAGTCGATGTGGCCGCCGTCGGTTTCCAGCGCAGCGGTGTAGTCGCGGCCTTCGGACAAAACGTGTTCGTTGCCGATGGCGTCGTCGGTGATGACGGCGATGTGTTCGGTTTTGAGGATGCGGAAGTCGAAAGGGTAACGGGTAGTCTTGCCGTCGCCGGTGAAGATGCCGGTTTTTCGGTTTTCGCTGCTGATGGCCATGGCGTTTTTCCTTGTTTGAAAAACGGCGATGGTAAGAGCGGCGGCGGAGAATAACGGGTATGTGGTCAAATAGGGACATACCCATCAAATGTACTTGATTTATATGGATATAATTTTTAATCTGTTGCGTATGACTTTTTTGGGTATTGATAAAACTTTATAAAAATCATGGTGTTGAATTTATTTTGATGGGTATCCCGCTTTTGCGGCACATACCCATCATAAACGGCAGCTTGGTTTAGCATTGCCCGCATAGCGAAAGCCCGCAGAGGGTGCAAGCTCTGCGGGCTTTCTGTATTTAATCAAATGGTGGTAGGCGATGTATCGGGACAATCAGGAGAAGCTGCGCCGTGCGCTGCGGCAGCGGGATGAGGATTTTTCCCGGCTGATGGCCGAAGAGTGGGGGCGGCGGATTGTGCGCCTGCTGCTGGCCGAGGCGGGTGTGTGGCGGGGGAGTTTCTCGCCGGACGCTTTTCAGACGGCCTTTAACGAGGGGCGCAGGGCGCAGGGTTTGTTTTTATTGGACGCGGTGAAACACTGCGATGAGTTTTTGTTGTTGATGGAGCGTGAAGAAGATGAGCGAAGCGAATCAGGAGAATCAGGCGGCGGGTACTGAAAACAATCAGGACACGCTGTTGGGCGGTGCGCCGCAGGAGACGGAGAACAGGCCGTCTGAAAACCCGCCCGAGGGTGGTGTGCCGGACGGGGCGGGCGAGAGGCCGTCTGAAAACGGCGATAAGCCGCAGCAGCCGGTTGTGCCGGAGCAGTATGAGTTCAAGCCGCCCGAGGGGATGGAATTTGACGAAGCAACCATCGGCGTGTACGCCGAGGCGGCGCGTGAGGCGGGTTTGTCGCAGGAGGCGGCGGACATTGTGCTGAACAAAATCGCGCCGCATCTGGCGCAGCAGCAGGCGGCCAGGCTGGCCGAGGCGCGCAACGATTGGGCGCAGCAGTCCCGCGCGGACGCGGAGTTCGGCGGCGAGAAGCTGGATGAGAATCTGGCGGTGGCGAAAAAGGCGGTGGAGGCGTTTGCCACGCCGGAGTTGAAAACGCTTTTGGAGCAGTCGGGCTTGGGCAACCATCCGGAAATCATCCGTCTGTTTTACCGCGCGGGCAGGTCTTTGTCGCAGGACGGCTTTGTCGGCGGCAAGGCGGTTCAGGCGGACGCGCAAAGCATATTTTCCAAAAGCAATATGAACCCCTAATGAAGAAAGGAATTTAAATGTCTGTTTTAAAACAAATGAATCCAACGCTGGCCGACGTGATGGCGCGTACCGGCGCAGACGGCAAACTGCTGAACGTCGTCGAGATGCTCAACGAGACCAACGAGGTAATCGATGATTTGGTGATGATTGAGGCCAACGGCACGACCGCGCACAAAACGACCATCCGCTCGGGCTTGCCGGAGGCGACTTGGCGCATGTTCTATCAGGGCGTGCAGCCGTCCAAATCGACCGTACTTTCCATCAGCGACGCCATCGGCATGCTGGAAGCGTATGCCGAAACCGACAAATCGCTGTGTGATTTGAACGGCAATTCCGCCGCTTGGCGCATGAACGAGGAACGCGCGTTTTTGGAGGCGATGGCGCAGAAGATGGCGCAGACGCTGTTTTACGGTTCGCAGGCGCAGAACGGCGCGGCGTTCAACGGCCTTGCGCCGCGCTTCTCCGATTTGCACGCCGAAAACGCCCGCAACATCGTGGACGGCGGCGGCACGGGTGCAGACAACACTTCTATTTGGTTGGTGGTATGGGGTGCGAACACCTGTCACGGCATCTACCCGAAAGGCACGAAGGCGGGCTTGCAGCACCATGATTTGGGCGAAGTTACCCTGCATGACGAGAACAACGGCAGGTATCAGGGCTACCGCTCCCACTACAAATGGGACTTGGGTTTGAGCGTGCGCGACTGGCGTTATGTGGTGCGCATCGCCAATGTGGATGTGAAGAAACTCACCAAAGACGGCAAGGCGGGCGCGGACTTGATTGACCTGATGACGCAGGCGGTGGAGCTGATTCCCAACCTGAACGCGGGCAAGGCGGTGTTCTACTGCAACCGCGAAATCCGTTCGATTCTGCGCCGCCAAATCGCCAATAGGGTGGTCGGCTCGACGCTGACGATGGAAGAGGTTGCGGGCAAGAAAGTGGTTGCGTTTGACGGCATTCCCGTTCGCATCTGCGACCAGCTTTTGTCTACCGAAGAACGCGTGAAATAAGGAGGCGCGAGATGATTTTGGATTCTACTTTGCAACTGGCCGCCGGCCAGGTGGTTACGGCTTCGGCGGCGACGGCTAATACCATAGACTTCGGCCAGAAAACGCCGAACCTCGGCATGGGGCATAGCCCGCTTTATGCGGTGCTGACCGTGCCTGTGGCTTTCGCCGGCCTGACTTCGCTGCGCTTTTCCTTGCAGGATTCGGACAAGGAGGCGACGGATTTTGCCGACGTGCTCTCGGGCTTGAACCTGAAAGCGGCGGATCTGACGGCGGGGGCGCAGTATGTGCTGCCGCTGCCCGTGGCGCACAAACGCTATCTGCGCGGCTATTTCACCGTGCAGGGCACGGCCACGGCGGGCAAGGTCGATGTGGTGATTGCCAGCGGCATCCAAATGAACAATCCGCCGCCCGAAAGCGCGAACGTGTGGGGGAGCCGCAAATGAAGGTGAAAGCGACAAAAGCCGGATACTGCGGCGGCTACCGCATGGCGGGCGACGTGTTCGAGGTGGAGGACGGTTTGACGGCATCTTGGTTTGTGCCGCTGGAACCGGAACCGGAACAACCCGAACCGGAACAACCCGAACCGGAACAGACCGAACCGGAAGCGGAACAGACCGAATCCAACAGACGTAAAAAGTAGGTTTTCAGACAGCCTGTGGGAAACCGCAGGCCGTTTTTGCAGGAGGGGCGATGGCTTCGGAAGTGGAAATTTGCAATCTCGCGCTGGCACGGCTGGGCGATGCGGCGACGGTGGTGTCGATAGACCCGCCCGAGGGCAGTGCGCAGGCCGAGCATTGCGCGATGTTTTACCCGATGGCGCGGGACACACTGCTTGCGCAGCATCCGTGGGGCTTCGCGCAGCGGCGGGTGCGTCCGGCGCGGCTGGCGGCGGGCTATCTGCTGCCGGATGATTGTTTGTGTGTGAACGATACGGGCAGGCCGCAGGGCTGGCATGTGGAAAATTCAGACGGCCATGTGCTGCTGGCGGCGGACTTTGAAATACAGGAAATCCGCTACACGGCGCGGATTAAGGACGCGACGCGTTTTCCGCCTTTGTTTGTGTCGGCTTTGGGCTGGCAGCTTGCATCGATGATGGCTGGGGCGGTGCTTAAAGCCGAGGCGGGGATACAGATGGGCGCGGTGTGCGCCCAGCAGGCGGCGCAGGTTTTGGCACAGGCGAAGAATGCCGACGGGGAGCAGTATGCCGAGCGGCCGCGCCATGTTGCGCCGTGGATACGGGCAAGGGGGCAGGGATGGCCAATATCAGGATTTTGAAGCAGTCGTTTTCCGGCGGCGAGGTGTCGCCGGAGATGTTCGGCAGGATTGAGGATGCGGGCTATCAGAACGGCGCGGCAATGGTACGCAATTTTATGGTGCGTCCGCAGGGTTCGCTGGAAAACCGTGCGGGCTTTGCCTTTGTGCGCGCGGCCAAGTATGCCGACAAGGCAGTGCGGCTGATTGCCTTTGCCTATTCGCCGACGCAGACGCTGGTGATTGAGTTCGGCCACAAATACTGCCGCTTCCATTCGCAGGGTGGCACGGTGCTGGACGGGTCGGGGGACGTGTATGAAATCGAAACGCCGTATGAGGAGGCGCATCTGTTTGACGTGCACTATGTGCAGTCGGCAGACGTGATGACGCTGGTGCATCCGCAGTATGCGCCGCGCGAGTTGCGCCGCTACGGTGCGGCGGACTGGCGTTTGCAGGAAATCGCCTTCGAGCCGACGCTTGCGCCGCCCGCGAACGTGAAGGGGCAGGCGCACGGCGGCGGGGGCATTGAAACGCAGTATGTGGTTACGTCGATTGACGGCAACGACGAAAGCCGCGCTTCGGCGGCGGTGAAGCTGACCAACAACCTCTACACCACGGGCAACCGCAATGTGCTCTCTTGGGACAAGGTTGCGGGGGCGAAGCGGTACAAGGTGTACAAAAAATCGGGCGGGCTGTTCGGCTACATCGGCCAAACGGAGGACACAAGCCTCACCGACGACAACATCGCGCCGGATTTAGCCTCCACGCCGCCGGTTTACGACAAACTGTTTGCGCAGGCGGACGACTATCCGGCCGCCGTGTCCTACTTCCAGCAGCGGCGCGTCTTTGCCGGAACGGTGTCCAAGCCTTTGCATGTGTGGATGAGCAAAAGCGGCACGGAAAGCAATATGTCGTACAGCATTCCCAGCCGCGCCGACGACCGCATCCTGTTCCGCATCGCGGCGCGGGAGGCTGGGATGGTGTCGCACATTGTGCCGCTTTCCAAGCTGGTGCTACTTTCGGGCGGGGCGGAGTGGAATGTGAACACCCTCAACAGCGACGCACTCACGCCGGATAGCGTGTCGGTGTCGCCGCAGTCGTATGTGGGCGCGTCGCAGGTGCAGCCGGTAATCGTGAACAACGCGCTGGTTTACGCGGCGGCACGCGGCGGCCATGTGCGCGAGCTGGCCTACAACTGGCAGGCGGGCGGCTACATCACCGGCGATTTGTCGCTGCGATGCGCCCATCTGTTTGACGGGCGGGAAATCCGCGATTTGGCGCAGGCCAAAGCACCCTATCCGGTGGTGTGGGCGGTGTCATCGGACGGTTCGCTTTTGGGCTGCACCTACCTGCCCGAGCAGCAAATCGGCGCGTGGCACCGGCACGATACCGACGGCGCGTTTGAAAGCTGCGCCTGCGTATCGGAAGGAGCAGACGATATCCTCTATTGCGCGGTGAGGCGGCAGATCGGCGGCAGGACGGTGCGCTATATCGAGCGTATGGCTGCCCGCCGTTTTGACGCGCCGGAAGACGCGTTTTTCGTGGACTGCGGCCTCTCATACAACGGCACACCCACCGATACCGTAAGCGGGCTGGAACACATCGAAGGCAAACTCGTCCACATCCTCGCCGACGGCGCAGTGATGCCGCCGCAGACGGTGGCATCGGGACGGGTAAGCCTGCCGCATCCGGCGGCGAAAATCCATGTTGGCCTGCCGATTGCAGCAGATATGCAGACATTGCCGCTGGCCGTGCCGCTGGACAATGCCTACGCGCAGGGACGGCAGAAAAACATCAACAAAGTATGGCTGCGCGTCTACCGCTCAGGCGGCATCTGGGCAGGGCAGGCAGAGACGGAACTGACCGAATACAAGCAGCGCACGGTCGAGCCGCTGGGCAGTCCGCCGCGTCTGAAAAGCGAAGCGGTAGAAATCACCCTGCGCGGCCAGTGGAGCGAAGACGCGAAACTGTTTGTCCGCCAAATCCATCCGCTACCGCTGACGCTGCTTTCTGTGGCGGCGGAAGTGGCCGTGGCGTAGAGGCCGTCTGAAAAAAGGAAAAAAACACATGAAACCGAGCAACCTGCCCGAAATCAGCCAGGGCGTCACATGGACGGGCGCGGTCGGCAGCTTTGTCGGCGCAATCAAATCCATCGATTTGCTGACCGTGGTCGGCGCACTCGTCGCCGTCTGCGGCTTCCTGATGAACTGGCATTACAGCCGCCAGCGCGAACGCAGGGAAGTGGAAAGGCGCAAAGAAGAGAAGAAAATCCACGACCTCGAAGTGCAGAAGCGCGAATTGGAATTGAAGAAAACAAGAGGTGAGTGTCATGAGCAACAAAATTAAATACGCCGTCGGCGGCCTTGCAGTTTCCGCCGCCTTCTTCGCCGCCCTCGTCAAACACGAAGGCTACCGTACCGAACCCTACCGCGATTCCGGCGGCGTCCCCACTATCGGCATCGGCAGCACCGTCTACCCCGACGGCCGCCGCGGCACACTGACCGACCCGCCCGCGACGCCGGCGCCGGCAC